CCAGAGCCAGAGCCAGAGCCAGAGCCAGAGCCAGAGCCAGAGCCAGAGCCAGAGCCAGAGCCAGAGCCAGAGCCAGAGCCAGAGCCAGAGCCAGATGGCATTTATGTCGTCGTAAAAGGTCGTTCAGTGCAACATAACGGCATTTTATACACTGAAAATCAGCAAATTGAGTTGGAAGATAGTGATGCCAGCAGACTTGTAGATCTCGGCGTTGTAATGTCGTTGGCTTTGGTGCGAGAAAAACTAGCGAAAGCTAATCCAGCTGGAACGGTAACCATCAGTGGGAGTTGATTGGGATAAGCATCTATTAAATCCACTTCATAATGTTTTTGCTGAAAAGGCAAATTGGCGACCTAAAACAGGGGAACATTATGATATTGAGGGAATATTTGATAGAGCCTATGCCCAAAACTATGAATCCCTCGATGGGGAGAGTGGAATTAACACCACTCGCCCGATTTTAGGTGTGCGCGATGCTATTTTCAAAACTACCCCAGTAAAAGGTGACAAGGTATTTATCTATAGTGTGAGCACATTATTCGTGGTTGGGGATGTTCAACCGGATAGTCATGGCGGAACTCATCTTATCTTAAATAAGGTAGTGGTATCATGAATGCAGCGCAGATCCGTGAATTAGTTGTTAATTCTTTAAAAGGGAAAACAGCTGCAGAAAACCGTGTTTACTCTCCAATGGATTGGTCAACAGTGAATGCGGATTACCCGTGCATTATTGTTCAAACACCCTTTGACCACAAAAAATCACTAGGTCGTAACGCACCTCAATTTAATACAGTGACGACAGTACGTGTGACGGGAAGACTTGAGGAGTTTGATGGTGATGATCTTGATGGCGCAATGAAAGCCGAACTTGCCTTAGAAGCGCTGCGAGAAGAAATTGAACGTGCCGTCATCAATAGTTATGAGCTAACCCGACAAACCCAGCAGTTTCTTGAAATTCGTTCTCAAATCGATATTAGTGCAGGTGGTGAAGGACATCTTGCACAGTTATTGATGGATTTAGATATCGAATATTACCAAGGTCCCGAAGAATTTTACCCTATTGATGCTGAGCCGCTAACGGGTATCGATATCAATGTTCAGCAACCAGACGGCACACCTCAACATCACATCAATATTGACCTGACATAATCAGGAGTTTCTATGTTTGTAAAACCAATTAATGGCCGCAGCGTTCGCTGCCCGGTCAAGGGATCCTCTTTGCCTGAAAATGGGCAAGAAGTACCAAATAATGTTTATTGGCGTGCACGGCTTAATGACGGTGATGTTGAGCTTATCAAACCGCAATCCAAGGAGAAAAAAGTATGACAGTTCCATTTTCTCGTGTTCCAAACAATCTCCGTGCACCGTTGTTTTATGTCGAATTTGACAACTCAATGGCCAATAGCGCAACTGCAACGCAGCGCTCATTGATTATCGGGCAAATGTTAACAGGGGCTGCGGCACAAAATGCCATCCCTGAGCGTATTTCTTCAGCATCGCAAGCAGCAGAACGTTTTGGCAGTGGTTCTGTTCTGCACGGCATGGTTAAAGCCTATTTCAGCAATGATATTGCAGGCGAAGTTTGGGTATTGCCTCACGTTGATACTGAATCTATGACGGCAGCAACCGGGTCGATTAAAGTGAATAGCGCGCCCAATATGACAGGTGTGATTTCTCTTTATATTGGCGGTATTCGTGTGCAGCTTACGGTTGTTGCCACAGATAAGGTTGATGCGATTGCGACGAGTCTGGCTAGTGCAATTAATCGTTATTCTGAAATGCCGGTGACAGCTACTGCAGAAAGTGACACGTTAACTATTACAGCGAAAAATAAAGGTGCATTGGGTAATAGTATTAATATCCAGATGAATTATCGCGGTGTGATGGGAGGTGAAACGACTCCATCCGGTCTAGAACTGCTTATTACGGACATGAAGGGTGGTAGCGGGGCTCCTGATTTATTAGATGGTTTATCAAACCTCAATGACCGTTCTTTTGATTTTATTGCCAATCCATACAGTGATACCGCCTCTCTTGATGCAATGAAAGACTTTCTTTCTGACAACGGAGGTCGTTGGGGCTGGGACCAGCAATTATATGGGCATAGTTTTAGCGCTATCAGTGGTACATATGGCCAGTTAGCTGATTTTGGCGAAAAACGTAATGATCAGCATGGTTCATTGTTGGGTGTGCCGGCATCTCCTTCACCGATTTATTTGTGGTCATCGGCTTATGTTGGGGCTATTGCTCAAAGCCTGCGAAATGATCCGGGGCGTCCACTTCAAACATTGCAAATTAATGGTGTTCTGGCGCCTGATGCCACTCAACAACTCAGTCTGATTGAGCGCAATAACCTTCTTCATAGCGGTATTTCAACTTTCACTGTGGATGATGACGGTACTGTGCGTGTCGAGAATATCATCACGACATACCAAAAAAATGCCTATGGCGATAATGATGATAGCTATTTGCAAGTAGAAACCTTGTTCTTGCTGATGTTTGTTTCTCGCTTTATGCGTACTCAAATCACCAGCAAATTTGGGCGGATGAAACTCGCTAACGATGGTACTCGATTTGCTCCTGGAGCTGCGATTGTTACCCCAAATATTGTACGCGCTGAATTAATCGCACAATACAAATCGTTGGAATTCAATGGTTATGTTCAAGACTCGGATGCCTTTATTAAAGGGCTGCTCGTTGAGAGGAATAGTCAGAGTCCAAACCGTCTTGATGTGTTATGGACAGGTACGCTGATCAACCAACTGCGCGTGTTTGCATTACTGAACCAGTTCCGCTTACAACCAACAACCTAAAGGGGGGGTTATGTCGAATACAACTAACCGTTTGGCGGGTACGGCATATGTCACCGTCAACGGACTTTCAATTATGGTGGTGGGGGATTTTACTTACAGCCCCTCAACAGTAAAGCGTGAAACACTGACGGGAATGGATTTTGTTCATGGATATAAAGAAAAACCAAACCCGGGTTTTATTTTGTGCAAAGTTCGTGATTCTGGCGGTACCACGGTTGCTGATTTTAATGATCAAACTGATGTGACTATCGTTGCAGAGTTAGCAAACGGGAAAACCATTATTGGAACGGGATTATGGACAGTGAACACACAGGAAGTGAAAAGCGAAGATGCAGAATTTGAAGTGCGCTGGGAAGGGCGCTCGGTAACGGAGAATTAATTGTGGAAATTGAAAAAGTTAAGGTACATACCCTTAATACACCGCTGGAGTCTAACGACGGTTCAATTCGCTATGAACAAATTACGTTGAAAGAGCCTGTATTAATTCAAGTAGAGCAGTTCTATGCGGAACAGGCTAAATCCAGTAGTTCATTGCCAGCGATGCGTTTACTTATTGTTCTGGTCAGTGACATTCCTGATCCGGTTGTAAAAAAAATGGCGATCACTGATTTCGCTGTGTGCCGGGATTATCTTCAAAGTTTTTTGGAATACAAGCCCTCACTCACTGGCAACAACTAGCGGCTGAAGCAACCTATTTTTATAAATGGGGGCCACATGATGCGTGGTCTCTGACTAAAAGTCGGTTGTTATGGTGGGTTGATAATGCAAATAGAATAACAAATAGAGGTTGATATGGCGGGTAACACATTTGATTTTGAACTAGTTGCTGATGATAAAGCAAGTGGCGTTATCCGTCAGATTGAAACTGAATTAAGCCGTTTACGTCCAAGTGTTCGTGATACAAAAGAAAATTTAAACCTAGGTGGAAATGACACAGTTTCCAGCATGGGGGCGGTAGGTGATAAATTACGGAATATTTCCGATGTTGCCAAAAATGGTGTGCAAAATATTGGTGATATGATCCCACCATTAAAGAATTTTGGTGAGTTATCCAATAAATATCTAGGCCTTGCAAAAAAAATTGGCGGCATTGGTGCCATAGGTTATGCCGGCTATCAAATGGCCTCTCAAATTCGTGATGAGGGGCGAAAAGCGACTGAAGTGTCAACTAGCGCGAAAAGCATGGGGATGTCGGTTGAGGAAGAAACTCGACTAACGGGAACGCTCCAGCAGCGCGGTGTTGAGGAAGCCGAAGCTCGCCAATCTATGTCCGGATATTACGTTGAACTCGATAAAGCGGTTAAGGGGCAGAATAACGAGCTATTGGCTTCTATTCGTCAAATTGGCGCTGATATCTATCAGAAAAAAGATGGAAGTGTCGATGTCACAAAAACACTGCAGAGTCTTGAAAAAGCTATTGCTAAAATTCCCGAAAGCCGTAACTGGGAGTTACAGAGTAAAGTAGGTCTTGATAATAATCTCTTGGGGCTCATGCGAGAAGGTCAGTTCAATGCACGGATGGAAAAATCGGATCAGCTTGGTTTAACCCGGCAAACTGAAGTTGTTGAGAAGCTCAGTAAGTTAGATACTGCACTAAATGAGCTAAGTTCAGCTTGGGAAGGGCGTAAAACGCAAACAAAAGATAGTGTAAATGGCTTTTTTGCAGACGATTCTGTTATCGAAGGGATCGGCGGTATACAAGAACTGATGACTTACGGCCCTGATAGTTCAGCGATAAGCCGAACGCTAGGGATTATTAACGGTGATGAGTCACAAATATTGCGATGGGCGTACAATACACCAGAATTTTACGACCAGTTAGATTGGGGCGATCAGGCCGCAGTTAGTTTAGGTTTTATGACTGACAATATTCAAAAAGAATATGATAAATGGCAGAAAGAACATACCCCACCTAAAAAAGAAGAGCCTGTTCCTGATTATGGGCAAACGCCGGATAACTGGATCCAACATGATAAATTTAATCCCAATACGCGTGGGTTTCGCAACAAAAACCCCGGCAATTTAAGGGATGCTAATAATAAAATTGGGTTACAGGGGCAAGGAAAAGACACAATGGCAGTATTCGCATCTGAGCGTGATGGATTGGCGGCAATGTCTCGCCAGCTAATGTTAGATGCTGAAAGAGGTAAAAATAGGATTGATGATTATATTAGAAAGTATGCACCTGCGAATGAAAACAAAACCCAAGAATACATTGACATGGTGTCAAAACAAACTGGATATGGCGCATACGAATCACTTGATATGCATGATCCCGAAGTGTTAGCCAAGTTAATGAATGCAATGATAAAAGTGGAAAATGGAGCGCAGCCATTTAGCTATGATCAGGTCATGGAAGGTGTTATGGATTCGATTATGGATGACCGTTGGAAAGGCTTGAGAAATCCAACTCGTGTGATGGAGCAACGAGACAAAATTGCATTACATGAAGAGCAGAAGCAAACTGAGAAAAAACAGAATGATGTACCTGCAATAATCAACCAAGATAATCAAGCGCAGGCTGCAGTGAACATGATAACTAGTGCATTATCCGAGGCACTACAGCAAAATTCTAAGTTAGAAATTACTGTTGTGAGTGCCGATAAAAAAACAACACAGTATTTAACGCCTAAAGCCAACGGCAGGATCACTGTCCCTATGGAAACGCCCTGATAGGGGAAGCCCCTATCAGTTTCAGTTATCTAAATTTTGTTAGAATGCTTTTTGAGCAGGTTTGCATTGGTAGTTTTCTCCACCATGCTCAGTAACAAAATAGCTAACAGCACCGCCAGTAAGCCTATTCACAGATACATTTTGCATTGTTCGCCATTCATCACCGCGTGACCATTCGATACGATACTTAATGCTGTCGCTGTTTATGACAGGGGAAACTACTCTGAAGTTGGTTGAGTCTCGACCTTGGGATTCACCATCTTCCCAGACAATGACTAACCCTGTCCATTTTATTGTTTTACCGTTTTTAACACAGTTATTACCCGAATATTCTGACCAGCCTTTAACATCAAAACAAAGGGTATCTTGTCCTGATAAATAAAAAGGTGGCCAGATAGATGTTCCAGTATTTCCTGTAGCTTGGTTTTCACAAACAATCGGAGTTGCTGAGAATGCCATCACAGGAATTAATACTGATAATGCAGTGAATATTTTAAAAGACTTCATCAGTGATTACCTCGTTATAAGTTATTCATCACTTTAATTAAATCTATGGAATGAGCAACAGTATACATAGATAAATGTTAACAAAATCATCGTATTTCCTTTTTTGGAGTTCCCATGCCACTCATTAAAAACGCATTATCTTCTTTATTGGGAGAGGATAGCTCATGGTCATGGGCTGAACATTTACGACAAGCATCATTCCGTGGCGTTCCATTTGGTGTTATGTCAGGCGAGGGGGTTTTTGGTCGTCGCGTTGCGGTACATGAATATCCTTACCGAGATCAAGCATGGGTTGAAGATTTCGGGCGCAGTACCCGAAGAATCACTATTAAAGGCTTTCTTATCCAAGACAGTCTCGTATATGACGCACCAGACGTGTTTATTCAACGTGATAATTTAGTCGCGGCATGCGAAGAGGGAAATACTGGCACATTGATCCACCCTACTTTAGGGGAACTCACTGTTAATGTCACAGAAAGTGGACTCCGAATCAATGAAAGCGTTGAGCATGGTCGCGTGTTTGAATTCGATCTGGTCGTGATTGAATCTGGGTTGAAAGTTTTTGCGATTACTGACTCAGAAAGTACCGGGGCATTAAAGCCTAAAAATTGGTTTAAAACCGCCACAACCGCAGCGGCCAAGTTTATTGCAATGGTAAAAGGGGAAATGCGTGCAGTCACGCAGACTATTGAAACCATCAAAAATACAGCAAATTTTTGGATAAACATGGTGAAAAGTACCCTGAATGAAGCAACAAATTTAAGTGATTCAATGGGTAGTATTTTTGGATCAGAGCAATATGGTCGATACCAAAAAGGGAAAGTTGGGGGAACGGTATCGGGGGCAACGGGTAAGAAAATCACGACAGATATCTCTGAAGATGATGATGAATTAATTAAAAAACAATTAACGGCAGCGACAACAGATAGGGAGCAGATTGAGTTACTACTCGATACCGTTTCAGCAGCTAAAAATCCAGAGGAGTTTTGCCAGTCGGTACAAAATGTGGTGATTCGAATTATGGATATGGCCAGCAGTATTGATCGTCGTATTTTACTGTTATCTCAGCTTTCCAAGTTTGAATATCCTAACTATCAAGATAACCCTCAAAGTGCCCGTATCACGCAGCTAACGATTACGTATTTATCAGTGATAACCGCATCTGCAGTTGCAGTACTTTCAACATACACATTACCAAGTAGTAGTAATGAAGCTGCGAGCCAGCAACGGGATGTATGTGACGTTATTGATCATGCGCTCACTCAAGTGGGTGATCTCGGTATCGATGATGTTTACCAGCTATTGAATGAAATGCGTAGCGCGGTGGTAACTCAATATATCCATAAAGGTTCAGAGAAAGGTCAATTAACCCAATACACACTGCCAACAACATTAAGCGTTCTACATGTTGCTAATCGACTTTATCAAAGTGCAGATCGTAGTGATGAATTAGTGATGGAAGTTGAGCCAAGGCACCCGGCATTTATGCCTATCAAATTTAAGGCGCTGAAAAAATGAGTGAAAAAGACATTAATGAAGTTTCATTGCTGATTAATGGCAAGCGCATGATGGGCTGGGATAACATTCGTATTACTCGTGGTATCGAACGATTCCCCAGTGATTTTGAACTATCCCTCATGGACTATTATCCCGCGACTAATGAAAAACAATTAGTAAAAGCTGGAGATGCATGCGAAGTGCTAATAGGTGAGGATAAGGTAATCACTGGGTATATTGATAGCTGGAACCCTGCGATTAATAAAACACAGCACCAGATCCGAGTGGCAGGGAGAGGAAAGTGTCAAGATTTGGTTGATTGTTCAGCGAAGTGGGAAAATAACGTCATCAGCCAATCCACTGCATTGCAGATCGCAAAAAAGCTAGCGAGTTGGTATGACATTAATGTCACCAGTGATGTTCCCGAAAGCCAACTACGTGCTATTCCTCAGTTTACGTTAAATTGGGGAGAGTCATCTCAGCAGGTTATAGAACGAACCTGCCGTTGGTCAGCCATTCTCTATTATGAACTCCCGGATGGGAGTTTATTTTTATCTCGAGCTGGAACTGAAGTTGCAGCCAGCGGTGTAGCCCAAGGTGAGAACATTGAGGAGGCTAACTATTCTGACTCAATGGCAAGCCGATATTCGGAATACATTGGTGTTTCCTTATCAATATCCCCCATGAGTGGTGATTATTCCTCGGTAGAAAATGCAAGAGCGCAAGATCCAGAAGCGGAAAAAATGCGGTACCGCAATTACATCACTATCGTTGAAAGTAATTTAATCACTGCTCGTCGTGAGCAAGAAGCTATTAATTGGGAGATGAACCGTCGATACGGTCGCTCAAAAGAGCTCCGAGTCGTCATTGATAGTTGGCGTGATGTTAAAAATCAGCTTTGGAGACCTAATACTTTAATTCCTATCAATATTCCGATTTTCGGACTAGAAGACAAAGAATGGCTGCTCTCTGAAGTTGTTTTTATCCGGGGTGGTGATGGGACCAAGGCTATTTTAACACTAATGCCACCGGAAGCTTTCATTGTCGAACCTTATGAATTTTATCAAACGATTAGGATGTGACGATGAATCAGATATTGAGAGATATCAAAACTCGCATCGCAATGATCATCGGGTTTGGAAAAACGACACTTTCTGAAGATGGTGGAAGTTCACAAAAAGTTCAGTATCACAACGCAATGGAAGTGAGGGACGGCACGATACGCTATACCGATTTTGGTTTTTCATCGTCCTTACCTGCGGGAAGCGATGTTCTTATCGCGTATCTCAATGGTAACCGTTCAGATGCGATTATTATCGCAAGTAACCATCCCGCCTATCGGCATCAAAATCTAAAACCGGGTGAAAGTGTGCTTTATAACCAGTGGGGATTGCATATTTTGATGACAGAAGAAGGGATTGTTATCGAAGCAAAAGACAAGGATGTCACCATCAATAATGCGAATAAAGTCACAGTAAACGCCAAAACGGAAGTTTTACTCAATACACCACTCTTAAAGGTGACTGGGGATATTATCGATAACTGTGAGCAAAATAAATCCACGTTAAAAGTCCTGCGCGATAGCTATAACAAACATAACCATGAAGTCAAAAAAGTTCAGTCTGGTAGCAGTGACATCACGAGTGAAATCATCAAGGAGAAAGTCTAATGTCAGATATTTCAAGCTGGTGGCAAGTTGATGAAAACAGGGCTGATTGGCTACAAGGTTCGGGGGATGTGCTATCAGGTGATGATTTGCAGTCCTCCATTATTATCAGCCTGTTTACTGATGGGCTCGCACGTTCTGATGATCTCATTGATGATGACTATCGCCGTGGCTGGTGGGCTGATTCTGGTGAAGACTATTCAATAGGCTCTCGACTATGGTTACTTCATCGTCAAAAACTCACACGGGAGGTAGCTAAACAGGCTGAAAGTTATGCTAGAGAGTCACTGAAATGGTTAGTGGATGATGGTGTAGTTGAGCGTATTGAAGTGGGGACACAAATCGTGTACCCAAACCGACTCAATATGATTATTCGGTATCCTCGTCCTGGTGGTGAACGTGATTTAAAATTCTTTTGGGTTTGGGAGGCGTAACTGTGCCATTTAAACGAAAAACGCTTTCTGAGTTACGAGAGCAAAACGAGCAATTTTTGAGGTCAGAACTAAAAGAACCCGGTGCATTATTGCGTTTTTCCAATATGCGGATCCTCGCCAATATGGATGCTGGCATGGCGCACATGCATTATGGGTATCTTGATTATATTGCCAAACAAACAACGCCTTTTACTGCAACAGGAGAGTGGCTGGCGGGATGGGGAGCACTTAAAAAAGTTTTTAGAAAAGCACCGCAACGCGCGCAATGTAAAACGGTGAAAGCTAGCGGGCTACCCGGTTCCATTATTCCTAAAGGAAGCAAACTTAACCGTGGGGATGGGTATCTTTATGAGACGACCCAAGAAGCGATTATTGATAATAAAGGTGAGCGACTACTTTCTATTATTGCCATCTTACCAGATAGCCACACCGCTGAAGGGGGCGGGGCTGATGGAAATAGCCCCGCAGGAACCAAGCTGACTTTAGATATCAGTATTATGGGAGTTTCCTCCGAGTTTATTGCGATTGACCCTATTGTCGGTGGTACAGATGTTGAGCCAGAAGATGAATTTCGGCGCCGTATTTTAGAGGCATATCAGAATCCATCCCAAGGTGGTAATGAAAATGACTATATCAAATGGGCGAAAGAAGTTCCTGGTGTAACGCGAGCATGGGTAAAACGGCGATTATTAGGTGCTGGCTCAGTCGGTATTTATATTATGTGTGATGCCAATACCAACCAAGGATTTCCTGTCGGTAAAGATGGTCCAGCGACAAAAGAAGTTTATCAGGTACATGCAACGGGCGATCAGTTACGTGTTGCCGATCATCTTTACGATTTACAATCCGTTATTGCATTAGTCTGGGTGTGCTCTCCTATCGCGAAAAAGATTGATTTTGTGTTTAGCGGGCTATCAAACATTGACCAAGAAACAAGGCGAAAATTGGAAGGTGCGATTGATGGCTTTTTTTATGACAACAGCAATCCCGCCGATGTGAATGTGATAAATCCAGCTGATGTGGATCGGGCTATTTTTGCTGCATTAGGGCTGGTGGGCTACCGACTGGTATCTCCCAGCGCCGAGGTAACCTTAGGTATCGGTGAAATTCCGGTACGAGGAAAGGTGACCTATCAATGAATACTTATACCATTGAGGATTACACCCAAGCATTAATGAGCTTGGCTCCACAAGGATTAGCGTGGAATTGGAAGCCTAATTCAGTGATGCACGCTGTATTGAGAGGGCTTGCGCGTAGCTATCAAAGTTCTGATCTCGATGCGATTCAACTGCTATCAGGCGCATTTCCAAAAACAGCCACAGTCATGTTACCTGAATGGGAGAAAACGCTCGGGTTACCCGACGACTGTGCAATTGGTGAAATGGATAGTCTGCCCAAGCGTCAGGGCGCCGTGGTTTCTAAGTTGGTGAGTTCAGGCGGGCAATCTAAAGCTTTTTTCATTAATTATGCCGCTGAACTGGGTTATACCATCACTATCACGGAGTTTAGACCTGCGAGAAGTGGGCTGTCTGCTTGTGGAGACCCTTTAAATGGTGAGGACTGGCCATTTGTTTGGCGTATTAATGCCGGTGATACCGTTGTGAATTATGCGCTGTCCGGTAAAAGCTATTGTGGTGACCCGTTGCGTTCGTGGGGGAATCGCTATCTAGAATGTATGTTTAACAGGTTATCTCCACCACACACTATTCTTCAAGTTAGCTACCTTCAATAACTTCTTTCTATTTATTCTTATCACACTTCACTGAGTGAGGATTAGTCATGAAAAAAATTGGTGATATCACCAACACCGCCGATAAAAACGGTGAATTTACTGATGGTAACGTTGCTGCAGGAACACCACCCACTCAATTAATGGGAGCGTGGTTTAACTCGGTTCAGCGCGAAATTTTAAATGTTTTAGCCAAAGCGGGCGTTCCTCAGTCTGCAGCGAAAGAAGATCAGCTTGCTGAAGCAATAACAAAAATGGTTGCTAGTGCGGGCTATCTTCCAACCGGTTACAGCTATTCCAAAAATGAATCAGACGGCAGATATCAACCTAAAGGCAATTATGCGCCTTCTGGTGATTATGCAACAAACACAGCGCTTAATAACGGGCTTAATACTAAGCTCAATACGAGCAGTGTTGCCCAATCAACGGGTGGATCAACAACGAACGTGATGAGCCAGAAGGCCGTCACCGAAGCATTACAAAATGCGGTCAATCTTAATACCATTTACCCTATTGGTATTGTTGTGTGGTTCGCGCAAAACAAGAACCCCAATACCTTATTCCCTGGTACGAAATGGCAGTACATCGGCGAAAATAAAACCATTCGATTAGCTGCTGCAAGTGGCGCAAATGTGTTGACAACTGGTGGTTCGGATTCGGTGACAATTGGCAAAAATCATCTCCCTGCTACACCATTGAAATTCTCAGGTACAACGGCTTCAGGTGGTGCTCACGATCATTCGCGGGGAACGATGAATATCACGGGTGAGCTTGGGTATATGAGAAGTGACTCCGCGCAATACTCATATGCAACGGGGGCATTTTCTTTAGCAGGTGGAGCTGCTAATGGAGGATATACTGGGAATAATAATACGGGGTCGCGTAAATATATCTTTAATGCAGCGAGTACGTGGAGTGGTAGTACATCTCAACATGGAGGGCACACTCATACCTATTCAGGGAATACAGAAAACTTAGGTTCAGGAACGGCTTTAACAGTAACAAACGCATATATTATGTTGATGGGCTGGTATCGAATAAGTTAAAAATAAAAGCGTGCACGAGATGCACGCTTAGTATGATGTTATTTATCGACTTGATTTACAAACTCAACAAATTCGGCTTCATCATTTTTATCTGCAGGGAATTTTATACCCACAAGAGGAATGATCTCGCCAGTCTTATCAAAGAAACTACGTTGATATAATAACGCATTATTTAACGTTGAGGTTTCTCCAATCGTATAAAATATAGCCATAACTGGAAGGGTTTCTGGCTTACTGCCATTCCATGCGGCAACGAGTAGCTCGTTATTCCAGTTGTTAGGCTTATATTCTTCTTTCTCATCGAGTAACTTTCTAATATCAGTGACTACACTGAATGATTCTGCACTCTTTTCATTACCTGCCATTGGGTATGAGCAAGAGAACATATTCATAATGATAGATTTGTCTTGGAAATAATGATTTTTAACATGAAAATCAAACCATTTTTGTGCTGTGGTTAGATCATAATCAAGGCAGTTACCTGAGTTTTTTTCAATCCCAATAGTTTTAATTTTTTCAAGAATGTCCTTAGAAAAATAATCATTAATTGTGGAATCAACTAAAGGCCCACAACCAAAATTATTTGTTTTTTTAGCATCCGTTGAACCGTCAGCAGGGTATGCACAAAGAACGGTATAGCTATCTTTACCTTGCGGAACTGATTTTAAAGGGAAGAAAATAATACCGCTGCCGTAGTCAGCAGAAGATGAAAACTTATGATCTTTGCGTAAAAAAGAGAATGCGACGCTATTATTTTCATCGATTGGGCGGTGTGACCAAGGTGATTGTTGTTCTTGCAATCTCAGACCATGGGTAACTAAACCTGAACATTCATATGCGGGCGAGTTTGCACCACAATCCTTTGCTGTATTTTCATATAGCGCTTTGACCGTCTTATCAATACCGGTTTTTTCATATGATAAACCATTATTGATAAGGGTCTCGGTACCGATGGTACTTTGCAATACTTTGTTTTCATGTCTGTATTTCATATACATGCGATTAAATACGATAGCAGTAATTGCGAGTATGACGATAAGTGCAATTAAAATCGGAACGGTCTTTTTACGTTGTTGCATTATGAGCCTCAGAAACATAAATCATGTGAATACTAAAAAACCTTATAATCCATTATATTAGCGATACGGATACGTATCTATGATAAATGAAGCAGATTACTGAATTTTAGTTATGTTATTTTCGCAGGAGTAGTAATGGCGAAATATATCACTAGTAGATATTTAATATTGTTGGTCGAGACTCATAGTCACTAAGTTTTTGAGGTGCAATAAAAAAGCCCACCGGAGTGAGCTTTTTTATTCTTCTGGTGCGCGTGCATTTTACGTGCATTTCGAAGTCCATTCTGGGTAATGTTACTGTCTGCTCAACTTTACTAACTTACTGTTTTTAAAGTTGTTGTCACATCACTGACAGTTAAAATTTGGTGGAGCTGGCGGGAGTTGAACCCGCGTCCGAAATTTCTACATCCTCGGTACTACATGCTTAGTCTAGTCTTTAAATTCATTTGCCAGCTGCGGACAGACACGCCACTAACAAACTATCCTGATTAAATTTAACGCTTCAACCCCAGGCAAGGCATCCACGCGATCTCTTTTGGGTTTGACCTCTCTTGATCCCCGTCCTAAGAGCGGAGGCTAGGGAGAGAGGGCTCTAAGCAGGTTATTAAGCTGCTAAAGCGTAGTTTTCGTCGTTTGCGACTATTTTTTTGCGGCTTTTTACGAGGCCAACCGCCCCTCGGCATGCACCTTGGGTTTCGCAAATCCCGTCGAATCCAGAATCAGCCCCAAGTTGTTGAGCTCAGTATAACAGAAAAATACTCTATAAAGCTAGAGGTTAGCGGTTAGAATGTTTCATTATACGTGCTTTATCGAGTTGCCATTCACGTTCTTTAATATCAGAACGTTTGTCGTGAGATTTTTTACCTCTGGCAACACCAATTTTAACTTTACACCATGCATTTTTCCAGTAGAGAGAAAGTGCAATAACGGTATAACCTTCACGATTAACTTTACCGTAGAGTGTATCTAATTCGCGTTGATTTAAAAGTAATTTACGGCTACGCGTTGGGTCGCATACAACATGCGATGATGCAACAGTCAGTGGTGTGAAGTTTGCACCGAATAAATAAGCTTCACCGTCCCGTAATAGAACGTAGCTATCTCCAATGTTGGCTTTGCCTGCACGGAGTGATTTAACTTCCCAACCTTGTAGGGATAGACCCGCCTCGAACTCCTCTTCGATAGAATATTCGTGGCGAGCACGCTTGTTCATAGCAATTGTTGCTGAACCGGGTTTATATGGTTTTTTCTTTGTCAT